CACCTTTCATAAAAGTATAAGCCTCTACAAGAGATCCGTAAAGTAAAGCAAAAGGTGCATTAGTACTAACCCATGTTGTACCACTATCAGAACCTGCCGTTAAACTAGCTGGTCTGTAGAAATAATTTAATTGTATTGTATAATTACTATTTGGTGTAGGTGCTAGAATAAAGTTATCCTCATCGAACCTAGCATAGTATTTTGGTAGTCCAGTTGTTGTTGAAGCTGGTGTGTACTCTCTCAAAAAATTTACATCTTTCTGTAGTAAAAAACTTTCAGATCCAGATGTAGTTATCTGTAAAGAAAATGATGCTAAATAATCAGAGGGCACTGTAAGAAACTCGTCTGATGATGTTAACGCACTCGTAACATTTTTTCTAAAATAATCTAGATCTACGCTTTTAAGTATTTTTTCTTCAGAGGCTTTTATAAAATTAGGTATATTGTTAACAAAAGTTGTTTCTGAATTATCAGTATAATCTTGTATCGCTGTTGTTAATGTTGCTTTTGTAAAACTCATTTATGTCCCCAATGTAAC